CTCATTGGCAATTGCTTCCTTTGCGCCGTTGATCCAATCCCAATGCTCACGAACGGCCTCGTTATACTCCAGCAACTCACTGTCTTCACTAGGCTTAGCATCTTTGAAATCTTCGGCCTCATCCTCTGAGTACACGTAACCATGTAGGCCGGCCAGCTTTAGGATCACGCGGTCTTTGGCGCGCTTCTCTGCCATCGCAAATGGATAGGCATTCTTGCAGTTGTTTGGCGCAACCTCTCCAATCGACCAAGCCTCCATGTCGCCTAGTCTCCCAGTGACCTGAATGGCTACCTGCTTGTTAACTGGGTCGGTAACAAGGTGAACAGGCGCATCGAATGCAATACCTTTCTTTGCGGCGATCTTCTCAAGTGCCTTGTGCAGGATTACGCGCGTGCCATGACAGTCCCAAGTAGATGTCTTGGCTGTCTCGCCAATCTCTTGTAAAACGTCAATGACGGGCTGTGGAATGTCACTCATTACTTAATCCTCCATACTCGCACGTTGCCAAACTCATCGACGGTTCTAGACTTGCCATTCATGCCGAAGCGCCGCAAGGCACGAATCATCTCACCACGAGCGCGCTTGTTATCCCAAGAAGCGCAAAGGCGCTTAGCTGTTTCGTCGGTAAGTAAAACGCTATCGCCTACTTCCATGTTTTTAATAAACTCCCATTTGTAGCCGTGAGGCCCATAGTCGTTAATATCAACGCCCTTATCTATTTTCATAACTAAGCTCCCTTTGCCATTTCTTCATAGGTCACGTCCTCGTAACCCTGTTGCGGTGCTGCACTCTGCGCATACTCTACGCGTGCAAGCTCCTCGCCTGCCGCATACCCTTGCGAAAACGCATCCGACATGCGCGGCCTTAGCTCCATATATCGACCGTGATAGCCGGTCTCAAAGCCGTGCCTAAACTCCCTAGCTAACATGCGCATCGCATGCTCCCAGCTCTTAGTTAAAACCTCTTCGTAATCAATCATTGCGATCTCCCGTCGATCTCATGCATTGGTGATAGCCGTTGTAATAGGCGTCAGTTTTGTACTCCTGCGCAAGGATCTTTTCCTCACAGTCAGTCCAGCCGGCAATAAATGCCTGCTCACACAGCTCAAGGTAATCCTGTAGCCGTGCATCCATCTCAGCCTCGCCGATAGTCTTAGGCCGGTCAGTAATCCAGAACAGCGCGTCCAGCTCTTCTTGGCTTAGTAACTTATCGCTCATAGCGACATCCCCCTCTCGTATTTGTAAGCAGACAGGTCATCAGGCTCGCCCATTTGCGCGCTGTGTTTGTGCGACTCCTCCACGAGATACTTCTCAAGGAACCAGCGACAGCCATCCCAATACAGGTCGCGCGCAGTATTGACCCACGGCCCTGACGCCTGACTATCGACAAACAGATTCATAAGCCACTCGGCCATGTCCCTTCGACACGACTCGTCATTGGCTTTATAGAACACCTCAAAAATAGCGGTAGACATCAGCTCGTCGTAATCATTAAGAAACGCCCACGCAACTAGCTCGCCACGCATTTCGCCAACGATTAGATCAATGTCTGATTGCCAACCCGGAAACCTCTGATTGAGGTCATAGATATCAACGTACATAGCTTTCTCCCGTATGTGCTTAATTGCACATTAGAGATACTACATACATGCAAGGTGTGTTGCAACATCTGAAACAGATATCGTTATAGTCACCTTGTTAGGTGTGTCGCCTGACGCGACAGAAGGGTGTTCTACGTGGAACTTAGGGGTACTCTCCGGTGCTGATCATGTGGGCTACTTCTTGTGCCCGGTTGCCTACCTGACTGGCCCAGCGTGAATCCAAAAAGTGTTCTGCTGCGTCTGCGTATGCACCGACAGCCATAGAGGCAAGGGCGTTCTTAAAGTTAGCCAACCGGCTAAGGCCTAAGTTGAAGCACATATTGATCAGGGCGTCTTGTCGCACCTCATCGAGATCAGAAAACCACGAGTACGTCCCTAGCTCATCACGGCACCGGGCAATGTCATTCTCTAACAGGTAATCGATCTCGTCGTCTGATAAGCCAAGACCAGAATCGGCAATGTTTCGCCCTACACCGATAGTTTCGTAACCGGCAGAGCATAGGTATACGTGCTTGCGTACACCCTCGTGGATTCGTAATTGATCAGATAGTTTGCTCATTTGCCACCCGACTTACTTGCACCGAAGTAAAAGCTCACCACAGAAGACACGATGCCCCCGAGATAACCCAACACCAAGTTAACGACATTGAGATCGTTGTCGTCGCTAGGCTGGATAGTAACGAGAAGGACATAGCCGCCAAAAAGCAGTATGGACAAAAGCGCAATAGCTCTTGCCGTCCAATCTTCCGAAAACGATTCCCTCGCATGCTGGGTATCCTTCGTTTCTAACGTGAACACATCAACTTCAAGCTCTTTCATCCTGACTTCAAAGTCAAGTTCGGCCTTCTTGATCTCGGCTAACTGCTCCGGTGTGGCCGTCTGTAAGGCCTTTTCGATCTTCTGTGGCGTAGGCTCACAGCCCAATACTTGTGCCAGCATGCCGGCCGCAGCGCCTCCTACGGGGCCGCCTAAAGCCGCACCGATGGTGGGGGCCAGCTCACCTACCAAACCCTTGATTGCGTCAAACTTCATCCTAAATACTCCAAGCCTTTCAGCAGGCCAACTATGAGAACTGTGTTACCCCAGATCATCCGCTCTAGCTTTTTGAATTGCACGCCACCGTCATCGAGTCGCCGCTCGATTCTGTCGAGCCTATCGTCTATAGATTTACGAAGCACTTCGCACTCCGCTTGGTGTACTTCTATCCGCTTCAGTGCCTCGTGTGCCGTATCCATTACTTATCCGCTAGTGGGTTGTCTAATGCCTTCTGAACGAGCGCCTCTAACCGCTCCTCCAGCTCCTTCATATCTTGATCTTGTGACGCACGTAACTGTTCACGTCGAGTCTCAAACCGCTCATCCGCGGCGTCTATCATCTCTCGCGCGTCTTTTTGCACAGCATCCATAGCATCACGTAACTCTCGTGTATTGCCTCGCACTAGATCCTCAGTGCGGTCTGCCTGCTGTTCAATCCTGATTATATCATCGCGCAAGCCGTTTTTAATGTCCCGACTATACTCCACGGCCTCGGTCACCTTTGTATCCATGACCTCCATCTGCTGCTGATACGCCCCAAGGTCTAACGTCGCAATTTCCTCGACCTTTTGGTACATCAAAAACCCGCCATACAGGGTGCCGCAAAGACTACTCACCACACCAAAGGCCGCGATACGCGCACCCCAAGACATCCGGGATACGTGCCCGGTTACCATCTTGACCTGATCTTCGATGTCTTCGCTCAATTCTCAAACTCCCCCTCGCTATCCGCCATCCTGCGCAGGTTTTCTACCTCACGCCGCAGCTTTAGCACCTCTAGCTGTTTTTTCTCCAGCTCTAGCTTGTACAGGGTGTTGCAGTTAATGCGCTCTTCCGGGCCGTCTAAGGGGATCACAATGCGCGCATAGACACCGATATCTTTCCGCTGAGGGTTGATAGGGTCACGGCCGGAAAAAGGATCTTCAGCATTGTTAATAATTCCCGTAACACCAAACTCTAGGTTCGTACCGCCACCTATCGCGTTAGAGCAGTCAAGGTCGCCAGCCCGGAACTTGTCCGACTGATAGCTAGTAGGCCCGCTAGGTAGCTGTAGGTTTAACGAGTTATTCTGCCCGTAAGCGCTGGCACACAGAAAAGGCAGTAAAAATGCAATTCTCTTCATAGTAGTGGCGGCTTAAATTTAGAGCATATTCGCGAGGCGATTACCGTGCCTTCGAAGTCATCACGCCGCAACTTAGACTGCGAGCAAATATAGTGCGCGCGCCTTGCGTCAGACTCCCTGATATACACGTCGAAAGTAACGTGCGACAGGTACTCCAGCTTTAATATGCGATAACCAGTGACAAATGGCACCGGATTCCACTCGGCATCAAAGACGCCTACCTCATACCACTCGACGTCTTGCCGCTTGTTAAACATCCGCATCTTGGTCTGCATAATGTCGTCAACATAGGACGGCTTCAGACGGGGATACGTAGGCAGCATCTCGTGCGCCTGCGCAGACGTTGCAACAGACGCAAGAATTACCGCTAGTGTTTTGTAAAACATCCTCAGTTGGCGATACATTCTGCCATCACGATCGCACGATACTGACCGCCGGGGAATGACCGGCCGTAACCGTATTCCGCTTTGCTCGTAACCTTAAACCACGTAGATCCCGCGGTGTGTAAGTCAAACTCGCTCGTGTACTCGTATTGGATTTTGTCGGTCTCATAGTCAGACATCGCTGTATCTGAAACCTCGCTCACCTCGACATCGGCAGTCCACGTAACAATGTCGTCTAATGTGGGTGACGTGCTGAAGCTGTTAGGGGCAATAACACGAGCCGTGTATGCCTCTCCCAGCGCTACGTCATACCGTATGATAGGCATCACACCACCATCCGCCGGCAATGTACTGAGAGTGCCGGCAGTAGGGTTTCCGAATACGCCATTGATATCGGTATTAATTTGGCACTTGGACTCGACATTGCCAGTGATGACTGCCTCTTCCCCCATTGCTGGTAGTGCTAAAACCGCCAGCGCGCTGAATGCTAATTTGTGCATCGTTACATCCTTACTTGTATTGTGATTCAATCATTTGTTGGTGTAGGAGCTGTTGTGCTAGGCCATTACGCAAGCCTCGCGGGTTGTCAGGTATATCCTTTACCGGCAACGTCACCGACTCAAGGTAAACGCCGCCTTTAATTTCAGTAGCATAGTACGGGTCAAACCGCATCTCGTTAGCCATTGCCGCCACCATGAAGTCCTGCGCCGCGCCGCTTGCAATATTAAGAGCATTCTCGGACGCCGCAAGACCCTGCTCTAGCCGGTCATCGTGCTCTTTTTTTGCTTCCCGCCTGTTCTTATTGTCGCGGTCAAATAAATCTGGGTCCGTTTCTTTTGTGGCGTCTAACACAGCCTGATCACTTAGCGCGTCATAAACATCTATTGTTTCTGGCTCTGGAATTGGCGGCATATACCCCGGACATGAGGGGTCACTCTGAGGATCGAAACAAGGATCGTACTTGTAGGTGTAGACCACATTAGGCTCGGTAACCTGACCTTGGCCCTCAATATCTATAGAGCCATCACCCCATAGCTGTATAGGGATGTCGCCAACCGGTATAAGCTTGTTAATGGTGTTACCGGGAAGGCCTGACCAATCGTCAGTCTCGCGAAACACATAACCGCCAGATTGCGCGTTCTGATTCTGCACGTACACGATCATATCGTCTTCAGGGTCTTTAATGGCCGTGTACTGGTAAACAACCCCGGTTACCTGCAATCCCGCCTGATCAGGAAGAATGTTGCTCATAGTCCAATTAAGGCCCGTAAACGCCGCATTGGTTGTTATGCCATAAATGGTCTCAGAGCAGGAGTAAGAGGCCCAGAACGCCAGCAACAGCGCCGGCACCCTTTGCGGTATCGTCATTTGCTTCTCCAGTTTTTTCGCTAACCATAGCGACATCGGCAGTGAGCTGATCTGACTCCCACGCCTCCTTTGCGGCATCACCTATCATCCCGTTATACGGGCAAGGTGTTCCTGCGTTCATCATGGCATCAAAAACCTGATCAGACCCGGCACACATTACACTCACTGCTGCTACCTTCATCCCCATATCGTACAAGGTTTTGGCTCGCTTCAACGTGACGCAATTTTCTTCGGTAATTGTTGTGCCC